ACCAGCGGCCCAGGACTTGTTGGAGGAATCGCAGCCAGCGCAGCTACAATTGCAGCTTGCAACGTGGTGTTCGATTCGGAAATGTTCGCCAGAATTAGCGGGGTAATCTCGCTAAAGGTTCCACCGATGTTGTAAATCTTCCCAGTGGTAGAGTCGATAAACGGCGCCCCATAGAAGTTTGTCTCATACCCAAGAGCTTCAGCCGCTGCTACCGTAATTCCAGAAAGATTCGCAATCCTCTGTGCGATATCCTGTTTGAAGTTCCTTATATCCAAAGCACCCTGGCTGATCGCCTGAGTATCCGGTGGGAATGTAATATCGTAAATCTCGCTGAAAGCCATTAGATCAACCCTTCTTCGTATTCTTCAATACGAGCACCTATGTCGGTACGATACTTCATCCCCGGCAAGTAGATGTTTTCCTTGATGTATTTAATCAAGGACTTACGAACTGATTTGATCGAAGCGCCACGATTGGTAACAGTGAGAAGGTAGCCATTCTTCGTAACCACCTTGTAGCAGGCTTCGCCACTCTCTTCGTCAACGGTGAACTCGAAATTGTATAGATGGATGTGTTCCCTCTGTTCCTCTGAGAATTGCCCACCCTCTTCGGTAGAAGGCTGTCCATCCTTCGGATTCAGGAGCCAGAGGCGCTCTCCTAGAGAAGTTGCCTTCTCCTCAACATCCATCTCACAGGGGAACGGCTTCGCCACAACACACATCACCATTCCAACTCCCTCATGAATCTGGAGTCCCTCGGCAGGAGCAGTTCCCCGCGCACAGTGTTCGATCACTTCGCCAGGATCACTCACCATCCCCTCGATCATTTCGTAAGAGGTAGAAGGAATCCCAAACCTCATCGTCGGCTCCAGCGCCACTATCCCATTTGGGTCATCCAAATCCACAATGCAATTGATGTCAAACACACCATGGAACTTAATATCACGGAGCTTCTCAACAATTCCAGGTCGCCCGATAATAGAATTGAAAAGAGGATTGCTGTCGTCAACGCCAATAAAAGTGGTCCCCATCTCACCGCAGGTTTCGCCGGTTCCACCATCAGCCTCCTTCTTCTCCTCGAAGTTTAGGAATCCGACTATTCTTCCATCCTGATTGCGAAGGAAATCACTACCATTAAAAAAAGCAGAGGCAGCGACTTCAAGTCCTTCAACAACTTCCATGACATCACAATCAAAGGCTCCATACTCCTGTGGGTTCCAACTACGCTTAAGTTCGTCGAGGTGGAAAAGCATATCGACTGAGCCGACGAACTTACCAAGATGATTGATTGATTTCGGGGCGTCGCCGTTCTGTTTGAGAATCCACTGCCGCTCTGCGTGATTCTGAACGAAACGCTGAATTGAGTCGATGGAGGTGAAGTTCTTTGAGAACGGTTGCTTGAACCCAAGCTCTTTGAACCAGGACTGATTCAGCTGCCGATCATTCTCCAGCCTATCCCCTTCGGCGCAGCCACCAAACACAAGCTCACCCCGAGAGCGGAGCCAATCCTGCAAGCGTCCGAAGGAGCAAGAGTCGAATATCCAAACGAAATTCTTTCCAAGGAAATCAAACCAATCCTCAGTTTGGGCGACAATCCCCTTCCCAATCGACCGACTCGCCTTGTCTTGGATGAACATCACCACGTTATGCTGCTTAACATGGGAGAGGTAGCTCGCCAGATCGAGAGTTTCTCCATACTCGGAATAAAAGATAAATTCCATATCACACTTCCAAGTTTGCGTGGTACATATCAACTACAAGAAGATCTCGATCTCCAGAGTACCAAATTCTCTGTCGAACATTCCGAGGAAGAATGATACATCCCTCAGAAGCAGCCCCTGGATGTTCAATTGAATCACCGTGGATCAGGAAGCCACTTCGTCCGAACATTTGATTAGTGGGATCAGGTACCAACCTCAAGACAAATGGACCGTGCTTTGGATCATCAAACGGAGGACCAGTGATCGTATAGTACCCGCAAGGGAGTGGCCCAACATCAGGGATTTCCTGCATGTTAGGCTTATTCTTCCCATTCGGCTCTGCACCACTATAGCCGGTGGCTGCGGGCTCAGGATCACCGTGCCACATATCACCTGTTAGTTGGGAGAATGTCCACATTACTTGATGTAAACCTTAACCTTTCCAGTCGATCCAGCAGTGAGTTGGGAGAGATAGAGACCATTCAATGTCCAATTAACCTTTCCGCTTCTAACCTCTTCATTATCAGAGGCCCCATGAGCTTGCCAGATCACCTTTCCCACCCCATTCGAGACAGTGCAGGTATCTGTGACTGTGGTATACCCCACAAACTCAAAATGCTCAACCTGAACATTGTTCAAGCCAAGGACTGGGGTTGTGGTAACAGTGTCAAGAGTCCAAGGATTTGTTGATGGATCGTTTGCCATTTTCTCTCCTTACTTCTTACTTCGTGTTGATAAATCTGATGATGCGAAGCTGCATAGCAAACATCAAGCATAAAATTGCTGCTGCGAAGCAGCGGCTAAAGAGAACAAACTGCTTTGTCATAATCACCCCAATCAACTCCCAGCCTCATCGCAAGCGTGGCTTCAAGATCAGTTGCAACGGTGTGTGCCTTAAAATAAGGAGCCTGTGGGTTATCTCCCGGCTCGCTAAAATCCCCTGGACGGCGGGACTCCTCATACTGAATATCATACCGATCAATCTCATCAATCAAGATTTCTTGATGGGTGATCTGAAGATACTCAGCAAGTTCGTGGAAAGCTACGAGGGCCTCGTACCTCCAGTCTCCCATCTCACTTACCCTAATCTGTAGCTTCCCATCCCTAGAGTCAATCCAGTAATCACCAACAGTTGGGTACCGCTGCTGATCGTGGGGAATCGTTTTGATTTCGATGTTGAGCATTTTATCCCCTTACAAGCCAGGAAGTTTAGGTTCCTGAAAGAGTCCCACCTACATTTCCGAGGACATACCAAATTCCATTATATGCCTCAAGGATGACGTAGTTTCCAATTGTAGCGGTAAAAGTGATCACATTCTTCGACCCATTGATGTAGCCATGCCCTGCGGTTCCCACAGTAATCACGGCAACCTGTGCGGTAGTAAGAAGAATCGTAAGAACCTTCCCATCATCTCCACCCTGCATTGTCTGCCCGCCGAGGCCGGTGGGAAACTGGGTTGCCTGAGCAGTCGGAGGAACTGGGGAACCTGCAATCGGAGGAATCAGGGTATATGCCCCTGTTGCGGTATTAGCAATAACCTGAAGTCCTCCCGGAGCCGAGGATGGAAGTGAGTTATCAGAGCTAGTAATCGCCCCAGTTGCCCCTGTGATCGGGGCTAAGACCTGATCCATGAATACCGACCTAACCCCTCTAAAAAATGAAACTGACATCTCAATTCTCCTGCGCCTCAGCGCCCAATCTCCTCCAGAGGAGGGTTAAAATCGTGTCACTAGCCCTGATCGGGCACCTACCTACTTGGCGATGGTAAGACTAGGTACCCAGAATCAGGTCCGACGGGTGAGCCTGATTGCCAAAACCCAGACCCCACCGCAATTAGTGGGGCTTATGACACGATTATGGAATAGGTGGTTCCGGTTCATTCGTACTCCCTCGGAGTTTTTCTGCTACCTGCGCCTCTTCTGGGCTATCAGTAAGGGCGTCTTGGATCTGAGTATCTCGGGCCCAAGCCTCTGGGTTATCCCAGCACTTCTCACAGAGAAGAAGCCCGTTCTGCCAATTCAACTGCGAGATTCTACACTCACAGTCGCATCTCTGACAACGGTGCCAGGGGTCACCCATAATCGCGCTGTGACGTAGATAACCCCTTGCCATGTTAAACCTCTTCTACTACAGCCGGCGTCGAAGTGCTTGTCCTTGTAAAGTCGTAAACAGGCTTTTCTGTTACGAGCGGCTTAGACTCTTCGGCCAGCCCCGAGGGCTCAATCGGATGAACATAACCAAACTGCTCCCGATGCTGCGCTCCAATCGCCACAGCCGATTCCCTCGTCTCTTGATGAGACTGCCACTGACACCCATCACAGTAATACTTAAATCTGTGAGCTGGGGTGTTCAGAGGATACTCAGTTACTGTTCCTTCATGAACCACTTTGTGCCTCCACTTCGTTGAATCGTTTACGATGGAAACAATTCCTCAGAGGAGGGAGGGTTGCCCCTCCCCCTTACCTGAAGAGGCTACGGACCGTTAGATCCCCACGTACCAATCCAATGGAAGGCGCCGACTCCGTACCGTTCCATCGTCACCTGCTTGATGGACATGGTGTCGAAGTCATCAGAGAACATCTCATCAAGCGGCTCACGAGTGATATGCTTGAGAGAGTGCTCACTCTTATCTGACAGCAGATACCAAGCCGACAGGCTAGGAGAATAAGAATAGGAGAAGTAATCCAGGTTCTCATTCAGCAAGCTGTTGATCTCGTTGTCCGCCGTGTAGGGCTTATGTGGGGAGCCGAGAATTTCCCGGGCAATCCAGATAAGTTCCGGCGGGATCAGCAGAGTCCGAGGGCGGACCTTGATCGGCATACCAACTCCATCGGGCATCCGGCGGAAGTTGTTCATGGCAAGCTGGAGAGCGGTGAAGGAGAGATCAACGTCGGTGGCAGGGCGATTTGGCCATGTACCTGGGCTTGTGTAATAAGAAGATGCCCCAGGTGCGATGGCAGTAGCTGCGCTGCCCCCAAGAAGATTATGTGCCGTGTTGAACAGATTGTTCCCGTCCACCGTCACATAGCTGTTCAGAATATTCGTGCTTGACGTGAACCCTAGGTTGATAACTCCCCAGGTATTAACCTCACGGGCAAACTGAGCAGAACGCGCCAGCGCGGATGGAATCTTTTTCACCAACCCATACATATCGTCCTTGTAAAGTTCATAAGAACTTCGGACGCCAAGTGCGTAGGTGAACATCTGGAACCGCTTCGTCCCGCCCTGCGCTGCGTCACGATAAGTCGTCGGCTCGCCTTCTGGTTTCTGCACCAGCGGTCCTACACCTACAAACTCGGCCTCATCCTCAAATGCCCGATCAGATGATTCCTTGTTAAAGATGTGAGGCCATTCCTCATCCTTCTGATGCAACTTCTCCCATTGCACAAAGAGACCATGCAATCCGGGAGCTTGTAGCTGTGAAAATTGACCACGTACCTGCATTGCTCCTCCTTATGCTTGTTGCTGAGCGCCAGTCGTGAACTGAAAGTAAACGCCTCGCGGGTCCCAATCATCAAGACCAACGATGGTTACTACAGTGTTTGTACCAACGGTAGTCTTGGAAGTATCAACATACCAGTGATTGTCGGTATCCTTGGTAAGTCCATACTGAGTACCAATCATAGCCTGCGTAGCCGTGGCTACTCCAACCTGGCCGAAGAAGTAAGTATCATTCTCTGATTGATAAACATTCAGCTTTCCATCGTCGAACGGTGGAACCTGAATCACCACCGCATTCGGCTCATTTGCAACTGCGGGAGGGGTGTTGATAATCTGTGGAACACCAGCAGCCGATCTGTTCCTAGCCGCCTCCATCGAGATTCCAACAGTACCAAAAGCAACTGTCAATCCATCCCACTCTTGCAGATAGCCTGCAACCAACTGAACAGGTACGCCCTGTAGGAAGGTCTTGGAGGCTGCTTCAGCCAATCGACGAACGGTAGGCTGGGTTCCAGAACCACTACGAGAGCCATACATGACAGCTGATACACCAGTAACACTGGCCATCACATACCTCCTAGGGGCGATGCCCCTTCATTTGAATCAGCACTTACAAAGGCTTCAAGCTCTGTCTGGGTGGGGACATAAGTTTGAATCTTTCCTCCTGCCGATCTTCCAACCTGCTTCTGGACCTCTCCAGCTGCATTCCTTCCCGACGCCGCTAACATCTGTTTTGCCGCCTGCTGATCCTTCCACAGCAAGGCGCCTTCGTAAGTCCGACGACTGATCTTCATCAGAATCAAATCGCCGTTCACGAACTTTACACCCCCATCGCCGGCATAAGCCATCGGGGGATTTTTAATATCTTCTATCCTGGCAGGCTCGAACCCCTGGGCCTTTGCCTCTTCGTAACGAATGGAGTTCTGAGTTCCATCCTGCTTGTAGAGGGTGTGCATTACCCACCTGAACGAGATCCCAGGATTCACCGGAACCAAGTTCACAAAGTCTGGGGCATTGAGTGGGGCAGCTACAATCGTATCAAGTGAAGCCTCAACGATAGCCTGAGCCATCGACTTCACCGACTGTGGAAGGCTATCAATCGGGGTCTTCTGACTCCCGGTAGCCGGCTTCGGCATTGAAGCCGATGTGAATGCTGGACCTTTAGCTGTATCAGTCATGGTACACCTGCATCGTCTTTCTCTGGGCTAGGAAGTCAGCTTCAGGAATCCCGTACTTCTTCGCAGTTTTCAACTCATCCTCAGTCAGCCGATCATCCGGTAAGATGGTACGTCCGGGGCCACCGATGGGAGAACCAGAAGAAGTCTCTGCAAAGAAGTCTGAGCGATCCTGCGCTGCCTTCGTAATCTCCTCAGTATGCTCACCCTTTACCATATTCCAAGCCTGTTTCCAGGCGCCAGGATTAGCTTTGGTTGGGGCATCCACCGCACTCATGCGAGTCTCAACTTCAGGACCATACTTCGCAAACATCGCCTTGTCAATCCCAGTCAGCGAGTTTTCAAACTGGTTCTTCGCTGCAGTAGCTCCCATCGTGTAAACGGCAGCTACAATCGGTGCGCTCCTCTGTTGGAAGGCTAGGTCTTCATCTTCAAGAAAAGAGACAATCCGATTTTTATCCTCGACAACCGGAGCCGGCCTGTTATTCGGATTTGCCTCCAACGAGGCCAGTCGAGTCTTGATCGTTTCATTCTCGGTCTTCTGAGCAGCCAGATCAGTCCTTAGCTGCTGACTCTCACGAACCGCCGCTGCGATTTGCTCAGGAGTCAGGTCTCTCAACTCCGGCGGACCATCATCCTTTGCATCTTTACTTCCCCACCATGCCATAACTTTACCCTCCGTCTTTTATTTTTCTGCTTTGTTCTTCGCCGTCTGCTCTAGGACAGAGGGAAGTTCAAGAATTTTACTCAACCTTCGGACTTCACCACTAAGTCTCATCATCTCATTTACATCAGTAGCGGCGATCATTTTATCAATCACCGTGGCTCTCTCTGCCTGAAGGTACTGAAAGAACTGCTTGGTAATCTGATTCTTCGCCCACTGCGCTGCAATTGCAGGCTGGCCACCGATCAAGATGTCGAGATTAAAACCTGTGGGTTGGCTCACTGCCCACCTCCACCTTGCTGCCCCTGCGGTGCTCCGCCACTAAGAAGTTGCTGTATAGCTGGAGGGAGACCACCCTGCGGTGGAGCGCCCGCTTGCAGTGAGCCTCCCCCCTGTGGGGCACCCTGCTGTGCAGAACCACCTGCCTGTTGCTGGGGTTGCGGAGCAGGAGCCTCAACATCGGTTACAAATCTTTCAACCTCATCATAATTAAAGCTCTTGAATACCATCTTCATCAAAGTGTTCGAGTTCTCAATCGCGCCGTAGAGATACTTCTTCAACTCCGGTGGAGTAAACTGATTTGATGCGGCCTGGAGCATTTGGGTAATCGTCTGATGATGCTTCTGCTGAACCCCAGTCAGCATGAGATCACTCTGCTTTTCAACTTCTTTATTCACCGAAGCAGATGTAGCCGAAATCGGGAGACAGAGCGTGTTGTTTTTAATTGCCTCAAATGCCTTATCAATGTTCTGTGCGTCTCCACCAAACAGCCTTGCCCTCGAACCAGTTCCAAACTCAGCATAGAGCTTGGAGAGCAGCCGACCTAACTTCGTATGGGCATAGCGAATATCCGTGACATTAAGATCAGTCCTGGTATTCCCTTCCTGTAGCAAAGAAAGGGTTCCCATAGAGGAATAAACTCCTCGTTTATTCATTGTACCAGAACCCATTCCCTGCATCGGCGCACTAACACCAGATCGTTTGTCTGCAAGTTCAAGGGTGAGCCGCTCTGCATCAATGGTCATGGCAGAAGGCTGCCCAGCCTGTAGAGGCTCCAGCTCATCCTTCCCTGCCGGGATCATCGCACTCGGAAACAGCCGATACCCCTTATTCAAGAGACTATCGTTTCCGACTCTCCACACAACCGTATTCGAAACAGTCATGTTATCACCACGACCGTTATGAATCTGCGAAAGCTCCTCTTGGAAAGTTGCTAGGGTTTCACAGAACCCATACCCATAGAAGTAGTCATCACGGTAGAATAGCCGTCCGGCAATGAAGATCTCTTCAGGGTAGTAGTTGTAATAGGCCCGTAAGATTTTGTTGTTAAGCAGATTGTACCAGACAATGCACTTCGCAAAGCGGCCGCGCTGGATACGATACTTAAAATGACATTCGTAAACATGATATTCTTCATAAAGCCCATCATTCGATGGAGAAGCACCAGCATCGCTCAACTGAGTCATTGTTACTGAATCCGGAGTCGTGGCGTCAGGGTGTCCTATAATTGCCTTAATAACATCCTTATCATAAATACCCCTCCAACCCAACTCTTCAAGTGCCTGTCTGCTGGTGTATCGAATTCGGTGGGCCTTAAAATCAGCCATCTCGATCGTCTTAAAAGTTGGGTCCATGAAGAAATCATTAAACGGGAGCTTCTCCGGTCGCGGGCCCTCGTAAACGATATTAGGATAGAATCCTCCAAGAGAACCATCACTCGCAGCATAGGGGATATCTTCCTTAGTAATAACATGAGGACACTTAACAATCGAAGTGCCCAGCTTTATAATCTCCCCCACCCACTCATGATACACCCGATAGAGATCAAGCTCGCTCGGTTCCATCCCAACATAATTCATAAACTCTTCATAAGAGAGTTTCCAATTCATCGCCTCTTTCGGGTGCTTACCAATCAATCTGGAAGCCCACAACGGCGATGTCTTAAAAATCGCCGCCATTACCCGCGCTAAGAGGGTGTCCGCATGAATCGCGATAATCGGGACTACAAGATTTGAAGCCCCATGCCAAGGAAACTCTCGGATTGTCTCAGCAGGAACTGCCTCATAAGCACGACGCCACATTGGGAGTCGGGTCTCATGAAGTTCTGCCAAAGCATATTTCAGGGAACGAACCTTCTTGCCTAAGAATCGGCAGAGCCGTTCTTGCCCTTCCCCTGACATTCCGAGTTTGATTGGCTGGATCATTCCAACTCCTTACTTTCCCCAACCAAAGAGAACACCGACAATCGGTTGATACGCAGTATTATTGCCGACCGTAATCTTGGCGATTCTAACCATTGGCAGAGCGTAGATGCTGGGTTTTATCTGCACGACCGCGATCGCCCCGGTGTTCCAAGTCCAGCTAGTATTCGTTCCGGTGAATGTGATTCCTGTTGCGGCGGGAATGAAAATCGGCACACTCCCAATCGTCGCTACCTTCTGAGCTACTCCAGCCCCAACGCTCGTAGTAACGGTGAATGGCTTGTAGCTGGTTGGGATCACATCCACGACTCCGAAGGCATACGTCCCCACCGTGTCTGCCGCATGAGCGTACAAAGCGGTAGCAGCGATACTTGGGGAACCTCCGTTGTTGTAGCTCACACCTAGACCGTAGAGGTTGGAGATTCCCACCGAAGGGGAAGAGACAGGAGCCACCTGCGCCTGTGCGGACGGAACTGCCGCAAAGCCAATCATCAGTGCGAGCAGGACAATTCCGCTGACTTTAGCGATATTTTTCGTGTTCTTCGCAATAGCAGCTGTGTTCGCTGCGGAGGTAGTCGAGTCGGTAGAGTGGATCAATCCCCAGCCTGCCGTGATCGCAGCCAGCAGTATGGGGATATTTACGTCCTTGCCGTTGAGATAGTTGATTCCTGCATTGGCCAGTCCCGCAACGATTGTGAGGATACCGAGAGTAGTAGTCTTCCAGTTCAACATTGCATCTCCTTTTTTGGTAATCTTCTTCAACTTCTCCCAACACTTCCAAATCCTAATCGCGTCAATGATATTCATCAGTGAATCCTCCTCCCACTAAACATCGAGCGAAGCTGATCAGATCGGTGAGAACCCGGACCGCCTTGATGAATCATCGTAGAATAAGGAAGCGCGATTTGTTTCTGTTGTAACTGATTCATCCGAAGGAACTTTGCATCCGCCACCTTCGAGGTGGGGTTCCTGAGAATCTGCGGGATATACGCCATCGCGTCGATCTGATCGCAGTACTTACCACGAGGGAAAGTGGTCAACTCGTTCAGGACATCAAGCTGCTTGCGGCGCATGAAGAACCGACCGAACTCGATAATCGGAGCCAGGGTATTGCGGATTCTCCATTCCTTCTTCGTGGTGATCTCGCCGTCTGGCCCCTCTACTTCGCCTTTGAGTTCGGTGATCCGCAGAGGCCAATCCTTCACGGTGTTCAGATACTTGAAGTGGGGGAGCGCCAAGGACTGGCCTGCACACGTCTCGAATCCGACAGAGTGACACCGCCATCGCTTCGCTATATCATAAATCTTGTTGAAAAAAGTCTCATGGGAAGAGGCTTCGGCCCAGCTTTCCAGCAGATAATAGTTGTTTTCGGGTGACATTCCAAGAACAACAATTGCATGACGGCATCTGCCTGTAGAGGTGTGAGTTGGGTCACAAGCGATAACAACATCGAGTTTTCGGTAGTGAAGATCAGGTCGTATGATTCCATTCTTCACCTCGTGGCGGATCATCAAGCTACCGTCGTCGTTGTCTCCCACTTTGTAGAAGTCGTACCAGTTGATATCGGCTTCAGCGAATTCGGCATCCTCAGGAGCAGCGGGATTATTTATGTACTGGCAGGAAAAGCGATAACTACCCAGGTCATGCTTAAGCTTCATCAGCTTCTCAATCGAGAAGTGCTCCGGGAAGATCGGAGTATCTGAGGGGTGCTTATCGCAGCACCCGCCTAGGGCGGAGTGGCTTTCAATCTGGAACCCCTTCGGATCATCCTTGCAAATCTGCTCATGCTCCCTGATGTAGCTGTTAAGGTCACGGTAGCCCCACCGATTCCCAATTACCAGTCGATCGCCGATATGATTCGGGTCGCCGTGCTCAAACAGGGCTGCTACGAGGACATGGTAGTCGATTGTCTTTTCAATCACCGAGGGAGACTCAGCCTCTTTCGGTCCGACAAGATCATCTTCGATAATCAGGCCATTGTAGTGGCGGGACTGAGAGGCGCCCCCAACTCCGATGAAATCAAAAGTTCCTTCTCCATGCGGAGCGGCGTCGAGAGGCTGGCGCACTTGTAGGGAGAAGTCCGTCCACCGTTCTGAAGAACTCGGCAAGGTTTCGGGGAACAGAGTTCGGTAGATCGAGTTCGACTCGTAGTGACGACGGATTTTCGATCCGAGTTTCGAGGAGTTCGTAATGTTCGACGAGACCAGCAGATTCCGCTTGGTACAATCGTGCATCAGAATCATGTGCCGGATGAACTCATCGTCGAAGCCGAGCTTCAAGAAAAGGTCGATGTCCTGATTTGCCAGAGGGAGCACTCGCCACATCGGCATCCCCTCACCAGCGATTGTAGAGTTGTGAGTTGGGATAAATCCCTCTCCCACTAAGAATAATCCATCAACTCGATCTATTGTAATACAGCACACGATTCTTGGTGATGTTCTTACAACATCTACAATCTGCCTAAATTGAGGTCGGATACTTCGGCAACGCTTTACCTTTCTTGCAAGTAGGAATGGTGCTTTCTCTTTACTCGCATAAAAAGTAAATACAAAAAACTTGCCACATGACTTCCCATCTAAAGATGAATCATATGATCCAATCTTAGACGGCTTATAACCTAAGCTTGCGACTAATATCCTTGTCTGCTCAACAAGCAAACGACTCATTCCAGTAAATGAGCATTGCCCCTCTTTGCTCACACTACCATCAGTATCCATCAGACCACGAAGTAGTTGCAGTCTGCTAGTGGCGGTAGCAAATAAGTAGTCGATTGGAATGTGCTTATTGTTTAGTACATCAATCTGCCTCAATCTTTTAGTAAAATCATTACAAAAGGCATACCTCATTGATGTCTCATTCTTTCGGGTAATCTCACCAAAAGAAGAGCACATATCCGGGATATCAGAAGTCTCAGCGGTAAATCTAGCTCCTGCACTATCTCCATCTCCGAGCCACACGCCAAGAGCATATGGATGAATAACAAGTGGAGTACCTTCCATTTTTATGGAAGAGGCGACCCAGACTCGATGATTGTACTCCTTATACCCATCCCTGATTGTGTAAACTAAATCAGCCTTAATCTCTGAGGTAGTAGAGATTTTATTTGACAAACTAGGATCAAGTCTTGCCTTACGATTATTCTTTCGTACCCTGGTTACCTGGGTTGTCCATTCATGCCCCTCATCTGCCACAATTGCATCTCCAGTTGAGAATCGAACCTCGTATGAATTCTCACTCTGAAAATGGGGAGTTACCCTAGTTATCTTAACTGGATTTCCATCAATACCAAATACATAATCCCCAACTTTAAGTTCCCCCATCTTTCTAAATCCAAGGGGGGTTGGAATCAAGGTATCAATGTCCAGGGCTTTGAAATGGTCCCTGGGCATCTCGATCAGCTTATGTAGGGTATCGCATTCGAGAGACCGACAGAACGGCTCGTGAAATGTGCGGGTGAGTTTGTCCCGTTTCAAGGAGATCTTTAGGAAATAATACAGAGAGCCCAAGCAGTTTAGTCGGTGCATCCTCAGCATGGTTACTGGGTCCATGTCCTCGGTGATCGGGATTGGCTCGAAGTATCTCATCGCGGAGCGATTATGCTTCTCCTTCTTGCTGAAGTATCATCGGAATCGCTGGGTACTCCGCAGCCTGCGGTTTAGGTTCCGAAGTAAGGGTGGTGGCAAGATTACGTCCTTCATCTGAGACTGCAACCGAAGGTTGGGAAGAAGTCCGAATCTCCGCCACCACTTTATTTCCCTGCATTGAGAGGTAGGCAATCACGTTCTCAGGAAGCTGAGGACCACTGTCGCCACCACGTTCAACAGGGGCCTTCCCCTGCTCAGTCAAGGTCTTGTTAGGGTCGAATTGGAGGATTGTCTTAGCCGCAACAAGTGCTGATCGGAGATCTCTCCGCTGAGTGACCCCCTCCACAAGGGCACGAAGGGCAGCAGGAACTGCCGCTCGTGCAAGGTCTCGAATCTGGTCGTCTTCACCTGCGAGTTGTTCGTCAATCTGGGTAAGTCTTCCCTCAAGTAGCCCCTCCTCAATCTCTTTGTAAGTAGGAGTCTTAATCGCCAACGTAAGTGCTTGCGGCGTCAATCCAACCATCTCCGCAATCTTGGCATCCGACATCCGGCCTGCAACGCGGTAGCGTGCGATCTGTTCATACCGAATGACACTCTTCGAGTTTAGAGACCCAGCAGGGCGACCAGCCCCACCGCCAGTTCCGCTGGCTCCTTGCGAAGGTGAGCTTCCTGAACCAGTTTGCCCTCCAGCGTTGGATTGGGTGGAGGCGGTCGGTTTTGGATAAGATGCCATTGGTGCAGTTCTCCCTGTAAGCAGTTCAAAGTATACTCCGTCTGCAGAGCAGAGTCAAGACAATCTCGAAGGGATAAGTCTTAGTGCCGGAGGCATTTGTAAATAGTGTGCTACACTTTGTGTGACAATTTGGACGGAGGATTTCTCACTTCGTGATTTTAATCAATCTCTCCAACCAGAGAGTAATCACCGCAGGTGTCGATTCTGGTATTTGGCAAAAAATTATTTATGTAGGAAGGAGCGGTAAATATCAAATTGAAATTTTAGCCCATGTCACTTCCTGGGGCTCCTGTGCCAGCAGGGGGAGCACCATTAACTAGTTGGTTACTAATGGGATGGTTACTAATGGGATGGTTACTA